GAGAGGCGCAGACGCAGGCCGTGCGGCATACGGCAGAGGACGGTAACGGTATCAGCCATGTTCAGATCCCCACCATCTGGGCAACAGCCATTGGACGCTTCCAGATCGCACCCCAGCCACCACGCGACATCTTCTGACGTGCATTGGTGGAATACTGCTCCAGGCGGTGCATGGTCAGACGCTCGGTGAACGCGGTCGTTACCGTCTCCACGCCATCCACTTCCGGAGCGAACATCTGCATGACGTTGGCGCTGGTATAGCCCCCCGACATGGTGACACCGGCTTCCGGCAGGAACTCGATCACCATGTTGGGCCATGCTTTTTTCAGCATGTCCTCAAGGGTGATGCCGAACTGGTTGGTGTAGGTCATCACCTGCGAAAGCTCGGACGGCGCAACAACCTTCAGGCGCGTCTGATTGGTGATGTTGCCCATCATCGCCTTGTTGAGGGCGGCGAACAGCGTCACGAAATCCGGATAAATCAGGTTCGGATCGCTGACACTCGTCCATGCGGTGGACGTGCCGCTCTTCACAGATGCCGTGATGGCAGCCGGGAGAGCCGGATCGTTCAGGGCGCCGTAGTTCTCAAGACCCGTCAGGCCGAACAGGTTCAGCAGGTTCTGCTGCTTTTCGAGAACAGACGAGCCGGCTGTGCGCTGCTCGGCAACCCAGTCGATGCTGCCCATGCCCATCATCTCGGCTTCCAGATCGCCATACTTGGCCCAGGTCTGGAACGTGAAGGACTGACGGTTGACCCAGTTGGCGTTTGCCGAGCTGTCACCGGCCTGCTCATAGTCGCCATAGGCCACGGCATAGCCAGAGGCTTCGATGACCGGGAACATGACCGTCTTGATCGCGCGGTCACCCTTCTTCTGGGAGCCGTAGATCTCTTCGGACTTGGTCGGCGTGATAAGCTGACGGATCAGCTGCGGGTCAACCATCGTGTTGATGACGGCCGGAATACCGCTGTTCGGAGCCGTCACAGATCCGAAAGTCGGAGCGGCGTCATAGGCGTTGCCGTTCTCACCGACGTAGTGGGTCACGCCCGGGAGATTGATGCCCCAGTCCTGCGCAAGGCGCGTCGCGTCTTTACGAAACGAAGCCATTATTCGTTGCTCCCGGCAATCGGCGCAACTGCACCGGAAATGATGATGGTGGAACCGACCGCACCGCCCTGGGTGACGATCCAGCCAGTGGCGACCGTTCCTTCAGGAACCGTGCCAGCGGCACCAGTCTGAAGCGTGCCGTCCGTCAGGGACGCGTAAACAGCCTGTCCCGGCGTGGCGGCGGTGGAAGCTGCGGCAAAGTAATCACCGCCCGTCATGAGCTGCACATTGAAGCCGCTTGGCAGCGTCATCGTGCTCTCGCCCAGATAGGTCGTAATCAGGCCCGTCTGGTCACGCAGGACAAAGCCGGTCGGGGCTTCGGAGGCGATCGGCTTGTTCAGCACGGTCACGCCATCAGCCTGCACCCAGCCGAAAGCGGCCACGGTGACGCCATCGGCACCCGCAACGAAGCCCATCGGGCCCGGAATGGCAGAGCGGCGCGGGTTGGCCGAAGCGATACCGCCCGGAAAGCCCTTGCCCCAGGTATAATTGATCTTGGTAGGGAAACCCATCGGGGCCGCTCCTTACGCTTTGCGGCGAGCAGAAGCGCCCGCCAGAGGGGAATCAGTGTCGATGGCGCTGTCGCCAGCCATGCGGGCAGGGCGCGCAGGACGCTTGGCGTTGATCGCCATATTGACGAGCGCGGGGAGGGCGCTGTCATGAACACCGGCGGCGTCCTGACCGATCTGCTTCAGAGCGTAGCGATAGATGTCGCCAGCGCTGTCCATGCCGATGACGTCACCGACGAGAGGCCGGACCGCTTCCCGCGCGTCCTGTGCAGCTCGAATTTCCCGGCGCTGATTGTCGAGTGCAAGCTGAATTTTGGCGTCGACGGCGGCGTCTTGCGCCTTTTTGTCGTCATCCTTCTTGCGCTCTTCCTCGTCCTTGGCCTTCTGCTCATCCTCTTTGCGCTTGGCTTCCTCATCGGCAGCCTTACGCTCGTCGTCTTCCTTCTTCTTCGCCTCCTCATCGGCGGCAGCACGCTCTTTGTCTTCGCGAGCCTTCTTCTCTTCCTCGGTTTCGTCCTCATCCATGCACTTCTTGATGTCTTCCTCGGACGCATCCATAGCGAGACGACCGGACTTGAGAGCGGCTGCAACCTTCGCCGCAGCAGACATGGGCTTGTGGGCAGCCATGCTCGTTTCCTTTGTGATGTTGGGTGGTGCGCTGTCGCCGATGATGGCGGTCTTCACGCGGGGCTCTTCCACCAGGGCAAGGTGGTTGAAGCGGATATTGACCATCTTCAGCGTGTAGCGCTGACCGTTGATCTCACCGGTCTCAGGGACGGTCTCATAGGCGTATCCAGCCGACACGCACCGCTTGGAACCGTCCTGAATTCGCTTGATGGCGTCGCCGTCCCAGACCGCCAGCTCGCCAATCAGGTCGGGCGCCTGAAACGTGGCGTTGTTGACCGATCCTACCGTGATCTCACGCGGGTGATCCTCCGCGCTGACGGGTTGGTGGATCTCGATCAGGGGCTTGCCGTTCATGCTCGATGCGGCTTCCCGCAAGGCATCGGCGTCCCGATACATCCAGTAGATCGTGTCTGGTTCCAGCCCCAGACGCTCGGCGCCATTGATCTCCCGGCCATAATAGGGCGAGACTACCGCCGCGCTGAGCACGCAACGCTCAACGTGCAAATGCCCGTCCGCGTCGATGCGCCGCACCGACCGGTCAAGGGCCATGATTGTGTCTGTCATTTTAGGAGAGCCGTAGTGACTGAAGACGAACGAAAGCTGCTGATTTTGACTGCAAGTACGGTAGGATATCTTGCTCGCGCTCAATCCGGCTCCATGAGCCAAGCTGACGAAGTGGTGCTCCAGAAATCTCCAAAACTTATTGGAGAGCTGATTGCGCGCATTGAATTACTCAATCATCAAACCCCGGAATAATCACCTGAGACGTGCAGCGGCAGTTCGGTTCCTCGCCGGGAAAGATCAGCTTGCCGTTGCCGTCCACGTCCGCGCCTTTGCGGATGTCGTAGCGAAGCCGTTTCCGGCCTGCCTCGACATGCTTCGGCCGTGGATGTTTTCCCGCACTTGAGTGGCACCAGATCGCCTCGGTCAGCCCCATCTCAATCTGACGGGTCCGCGTGATGAACGATGTGGCCTTGTTGTTCTGATCCCGGGCAATGAAGGCGGCGCGGCGCTGAGTGATGCCGTACCGCTCTTTCAAATCCTGCGTCAGAGTGGACAGGTCACGCCCGGCCATGACGGAGCGTTGCACCATCCCCGACACTTCCGTCAGGTGGTGTTCGGCAATGCTCTTGATGAGACCAACGTTTTCATTGACCAGACCGTCCAGCGTGTCGGTTACTGCCTTGGACGGCCGGAATTTCACTGCAAAACCAGCCTGCTTCAGCTTGTCCATCAGAGATGTATCAGCATAGCCCTGCCAACGCTTGGATTGACGTTTCGCAATATCGAGTGCCCGATCATCAAACAGCCCGCGCCACCGGGCCGTGAGCTTGTTCATGACTTTCTGAAGCTCGTCCGCCACGCTGTCCTGCGCGATGGCGTCTTCATGCTTCCGGTAATTGGCCTTGAGCCAGTAGGTCAGGCTGTCATCCATTTCCCGGACGAGGCGCATCAGATCCCGGTAGTAGGCCGCCTCAAGCGCAGCACTGGCGCGGGTTGGCTTGAGAGCCTTCCCGGTCGCAGAAGTGCAGCGGAGCTGGGTCACTCTTCCTCACCTTCACCCTTCTTGAGCAGGCTATCCATGTCCGGCATCTGCTCGAGCTCTGGTGGCTCAGGGGGAGGGCCGGTCAGATCCACACCCTTGAAGATGGAGTGATCGTCCGTCGCCTCGCGCTCTCGACACTCTTCCGGCGAGACGATGCCCGCCGTGGACAGCACGGCCATGAGGTCGGCCTTGATCTTCTCGATTTCGGCAAGCTGCTTCTCGTCCATCTGCCAGAGCGGGACGAAGTTGAAGGACAAGCCTTCATCGATCTCGCCCCATAGATGAATCTGCACGGCTTCGAAGATCCGCTGGAGCGATGACCGGATGTTCGCTTCCTGAAAGGCGGAAATCTCGTCGTAGAAGACGCGGATTTCGCCGTCCGAAGAGGCGTTCAGTCCTGTCGGCTGTATGCCGAACAGCTTGACCAGCGGGATGCCTGGAATGGCAGCCTGCGCTTCCATCGACTGAGCCTGAAGGCTGTCGAGACCAGACAAGGGCGTGGCGATGATTGAAGCGTCCTCACGCTCCTTGTCCACCACGATCGTGCCTTGGCCCTCAGACACATCCTGCATGTAGGCGGCGCGGCCCTGCACGGAGGCCATGTCCACATCTTCATAGGGCATTGGCTGAGCGTCCATGCCCGCCCCCATGTCCGTCTGCATGTTTCCCGTCATGTCCGTTTTCAGGACCAGCTTGGAGAAGTTGCGGACGATGGTGGCCGTGCTGTTGCGCGTTGCCAAATAGTTGTGAACGTAGGCGCGCAGAAGCTGTGTGAGCGACTGGCCGCCGAAGTTGAACGCCGGGGCAAGGATCTGGCTGACAGGGTAGGGGATCGTGGTCAGCAGACGGGAGCTGTCCACCATCGTGCCGAGAACCCACCAGTTGTCCGGCCTGTAGAAGTTCGAGGCGAGGGGGTTGTTCGCGTTGTAGCTGTTCGGCGTGGTCCAGATCGGCTCGATATTGGCAAGGCGCTCCAGTGAGCCTTTCGCCATGCCGTTCTTGCCGATCACGAGCGGCTGAGATTGAGCCGTCGTATTCAGCGCCGCCCCTTTAATGCCGATCCAGATATGGCCGAGACCGAACGTCAGACCGTGCAGGACGTGTGTCTGTATGACCCGCCGCACATTCAGGCGCTCGAACTCGCGCTCGACTTCCTGAATACGCTGCGCGGCTTCCTCGTTCTCTTCCGTGTCGCCGCCCTGCTTGTCGGATCGGAACTCAATCCATTCGCGGGTCGCTTCACGCGCAATGACCTCGCATGGCTTGCGGAACTCGGCCCGCTGCGCCATCTGGGCAAGCTGCGGGTATCCAAGAAAGGCCAGACCGTCCTCGAAATAGTCACGCAGGATAGGAGCAGCAGTCGCGGCCCATCCTCCCATATCCGCGACGGCTTCAAGGCTGCCGCTGTCCATCGCCAGTGCGTCTGGAGCTTCACCCCGCACGCCTTCCGGGGGCTTGTAGGCGTCGAACGCAAGGCGAGGATCGCTCGGCAGTCCACCTGATCCATGCCCACGAAATGAGCGCAGGTTCAGGCGTCGGTCAGAGCGTGAAAGGACAGGCTCGCGCCGCTCGGGCAACGGCTTGCGCTCCCGGTTGCGGCTGAACCAGTGTTTCATCAACGTGTCCTTGATTTGTAGCCCGCGAAGGAGGGCATGGATCTGCGGTTCTGGATGATGCCGTCCAGGGCGTATCGCAGTGCGTCGATCCAGTGGTTCCAGGCATCCACGATGACCGGCAGAACCTCTTCGGTCTTGGGATCGACCTTGAAGGCGTATTTGCGAAACTCTTCCGCAATGCGAGGGCAGCGGCGATGCACAACGATGCGCTTGAACGCCTTCAACCGGTCGATGCCATCTTCCACGCTGCCCGGCCACTTCTTGGCGGGCGTCATGTTGTAGCGGTAGCGGGTCGCCATGAAACTGATGTTCTGCGGGGAGGCACAGTCAGCCTTGATGGGCCAGCGCCGCGTTCCGGGGATCTCGTCCAGAACCTCGGGCAGCTCATCCAGATGGATGCCTGTTCCGCCAGCCTCGTAATCGACGTAGAGCACCTCATCGCGAATAAAGCACCGGACAACCGCAGTCGGGTCCTGCGAAAAACCCCAGTCCAGTCCATAAAAGAACCGGGCATCTTCGGGTGTCTCGAAATCATCGACCGTGACCCGCTTACGGAAGATCACCGCATCGGAAATGGTGACGTAATCACCTTCCCAGACGTGATCATATTCGTCAGGCCGAGCCCGCTGATCTTCCTCGCGCTCAGTGGGCAGCGTGCCGTCATCAAACCAAGGGTTGTCAGACCAGTTGGCCCGGACTGCCGTCAGATCAGCACGGTCAGAGCCTTCACCACGAAAGAACTCGTCAATCGGATCGTCAGAGGACGCGGGGTTCCATGACGCCCAGATTTCAGAGCCCGGCTTTCGCAGCGTCGGCCGCAGCATTCGCCATGAGTACGAGCTGATGGACTGCGCTTCTTCAATCCACGCGCGGTCAAAGCCCTCGAGCGACTTGATGCTGTCTGCCGTATGGTTCTGAAGGCCCTGAAAGACAATCAGGCCATCGCCCGGCGTCTTGATCACCTGGTCCTGTACGTCAAAGCGCTTGTTCAGGTTGAACTGGTTGATCTTGTCCACGATCAACTGCTTGGACGAGCGCGCAATCGATTTCTGGATTTCGCGGATGCAGACCGTTCGATGACCCGGAATGGCAAGGTGTTCTTCAACGGTCAGACCACCGAAGAAATGTGACTTGCCAGATCCTCGACCGCCAAAGGCGCCCTTGTATCGGTTCGGCTTCAGGAGGGGCAGGAAGACGCGCGCCGTGGGGATCTCCAGCGCCTTCTGCATGCTCAATCCTTCTTGGGTACGTCCACGACCACCCGTCGAATTTCTGTGAACTCCAGAGGGCCGCCATCAGCGCCGGTGTGTTCGTGATCGTGCTTATCACGCCACTTGTCGCGTTGCCGGTTCTTCAACCAGAAGATGGCCGCCGTAGTATCTGGAGCATATCGCTCGGTGTAGGGAACGATCATCGGCGCCCCCTCCGCATTGAAGATCTTCACGGCGTCGTGCTCATAGCCGGTCGCTCGTTTGTACAGTCGGTCGGCCACTGTGGCGTCGGCTAAGATCTTTCCCTTTTTTATGGACTCAAGAAATTCGGGATATGTTGCTTTCCAAGAGTTTATGGTCTGCTCGGACACATCGAAGAAATCAGCCAAATCGCTATCGGTGGCCCCAAGGAGACATAGCTTCCGAGCCTCATCGCAATAACGCTCAAGGAAGGCGGTTGGCCTGCCCACAGGGCGCGCACTCTTCTCCCCCTTCTTCCGCGCCATACTCACCTCACTCGATACTCAGGCGATCCAGCCTCAACCCTGCGCGCATCCATCTCTCGTTCAATCGCACGATGAACCCGACGAAGCAGAGCAGGGGACAAGGCCCCGTCTTTCGTCAGCTTACAGGCATTGTGAAAGACGAACGGCTTGCACCGGATCAGGGCGCCATCAACAACGCCGAGATAAAGCGTATCCGGAAATTCGATCAGGATATCTGCACGATGCCTGACCGTTCTCGTCGGCAGGACAGGACAAAGAGCCGCTTTTCCCGATTGCATTGTTGCAATCACATGGAGCGATCCGCGCCATCTCACCACATCACCAGTTGTGAGTGTGGGCGGGGCCATTGCTGATTGTCCGGAATTCCACTTGCGCTACAGGCGCAATTATTCAGTGTTGTCCAACCGTATCAGGCGCTGGGTCCAAGTACAAGCGCTTTGTTCCGCTCGATCCTGTCGCGGATTTCCTTGCGAACGCCTGAATAAGCGCCGGTGAGCTGCTCCAGAATGAGCGCACACTGCCCGGAAACAATCCTCCGCCCATGCGCCGATTTGTCAGGAACCAATGCCTCAGCCATCGCGGAGAAAGACAGTTCCCGCGCCAGCATCATTTCCAGACGGACATGAGCGCAAAACCCAAGCCGATCGCGGATCATGCCAATCCGTTCGGCCGCGTTACCCCGAGAGATTGCGAAAGTGTGCACGTCGCCCTTCACATAATCCGAGGGCAGAACGTCATTCAGGATATCCAGGTACCCGTGATTTGCGAACACGTAGTCGCAGATCCACCATTTCGCAGCCGTGACGGCATCGCCATTGATGTCTCCCGCCATATGCAGGGCGTTCACGGTATTCAGCTTGATCCGCTTCTTGCCCTGCCACTCATAATCCCCCTTGGCCATCCGTTCCGGCGTCGGAGAATTATCCTCGACCATGGCTGGGATGAATGCCGTTTTTCGAACCGTCTTCGGTGTCGAAAACTCGCGGATCGTGTCGCCGAGTCCGGCGCGGGATTTCTGGGCTGCTAGCATTGTTCGATGATACCCGAACTATTGCCATCGGTACAGGGAAATCAGAACGGAATCGGCTGCCTCTCCAACTCCGCAATCCGCCGCCGAAGCTCGGCGTTTTCGCTCCGATAAAACTGAACTGTTCGGCGCATTTCATCCCGGTTGCCCTCATCGCGATAGCGCTCATTCGCAAGGGCACTCCGCAACCGCCGCACTTCCGCCCAAGGGTTCAGGTACCAGGGGAGCGTCATAGCTTCACCTTCCACGCGGCAAATGCAAGGATTGCAAATCCCGCAATCACAGTGGCTGGAGAAATATCTCCTGCATTCCCGACGAAAAACCCATATGCCACATCGGCCCATGTGTGCGTCGTCACCCCCCCTCACTCCCCACCCATCCCAAGGTCGCCCTCGGTGTTTATTGTTCCACAATTATCGAACAAAGCCATAGAGGCATCGCCCTTCACGCAGGACGTTTCCGACCCATCATCTACCGTTCCGCGATCTGCGCAGCATTCAGCGGACAAGGGCGCCCCATCTCCGTGCATGTCTGCGAGCAAGGCGCGACCGGCAGTCCCGATATCACATCCCTGAGCCATCTGGGTCCGTGCGCATGCCGCAGCCCAGTTCCGGGGCTTGGCCAGTGACGCGGCGTGTTCGCCGATGCAGTCGGGCCAGGTGTTGGAAATTGGCTGTTTTTCGGGGCTTATCATGCCTGAAAAGCTAGTACATCCGCATGGTCAGTACCAGTTATTTCGGCAGTTTCCAGCGGGAAAAATGCCATTTTCTCAAAAAGCAAAATGGCATTTTGCCAAGCGGGAATTAAGTACATTTATGTACGGATTATGTACGAAGGCTTGAGGGCCAAAAAGTCTATATAAATCAATATATTAATAATAATATACAATATATACATTACATACATTACATACTTAGATCTGGAGACAGGGCACCCGCGTACGGGTACGTAGGGAGAAAATGTATATATTGTACTTAATTCATCCTGCGGCTGTTTTCTGCCGTTTTTTAAGTGCGTACCGGATGTATGAAATACGCACTTAATTGTACTTAATTCAGGATTTTAACCTGAATATCTGACAGGGCCTTCCGGGCCCGTCAGGCCTCTTCGTCACTACAACAATCCAGCCACCTGTCACAAGCTCATTCAGCGCGTCATCCCGCTCTTTGGCGGTTAGAACGCCGCGGAGGGATCGACAGAGGGCATTCTTCGTGACGTCTCCGCTGATCTGTCGAATTGCTTCCAGGACCTTTTTCATTTTGGCCTGTGTCTCATTTTCTGCCACGTACCGCTCTGCACCGGTGCGCATCGCGTCAAAGCAGTGCAGAGACAGATCCATTCCCCATTTCATGTCGGGTTCGCTGATTTGCGGATCGTGCGGAGTACGTGACACGCTGCGGATCAGCGCCAGCTTGCAGGCGTTCTCCACGATGCGCCCGGCCAGTGATGTGACATAGGTGCCTTCATTCTGTTTCAGCAGGACTTCCTGCCGGATTTCGGCCTGCTTCAGAACCCGGACGGCTTCGATCGTATATGGCACCGTGTATGGGTTGGCTGGCGTATCAGCCAGCATCATACTTTCGATGTTGCCCGGGTCGTGTTTCCGGCATCCATGCGCGATCTGCTGTGCCTTTTCAATCAGGCTCTGGGGAATATCTTCGACTTCGGTGTCCTGCAGGTCGGGATAGTTTTCTTCGGGGATGAAGACCAGGAAGCGACCGAGAAGGCCGTCTGCAAGAGAAGCGCCGGCCACGGCTGACCAGAACTGAGCAGGTGTTGAAGTTCCATAAATGGTGGCGATCGGATTATGGATGTCTTCCCGCTTTCGGCCCGTTTTTTCAGACTGATCAGCATATTCGGTTCCAAGCATGACGTCCGCGCTGGACGTGTAAAGCGATTTCAGTTTCTGGGCGATCTGCTGTTTGTGCGCACTTGCCTTTGTGCCAAGAACGCCCCGCAGGAAATCGCCACATTCATCGATCATGAAGACCTTGGACGGATGGATTTTCAGCGCCGTGTGCAGCGCGGTACCAGAAGCGATATCCTCGCCTCCCAGATAATCCATCAGCCCGGCCTGCGTGAGAATGCGCTTGATGACGCGCCGTGCATGGTCCTTGCCGCCTGCGCTGTCGATGATGCTGACGGCGTACAGATTGGTCCACAGGTCAGTTTTGGTCCGGTACTTGCGGCCCGCCAGTGCAGACACAAGGCTGATCCCGGCAGCCATTGCGGCAAATGGCTGTGGTCTACGTGCAGTGCGGGTGGTATAGGCAACGAATTCCTCCAGAAACCCGTCCACACCCTGAAGGTTTTTGGGCACCAGGGCGGAAACATTGCGTTCTGGCAGGTTTTTGCGACCAATGTCCTGCAGCATGGGGGCCCACTCATCCCCGGCTTCTTCATGAACTTCGATGTGCTCGACTTCACGCGGACGCCCCAGCCCCTCACGAAAGGAGCGGTCGAGGGTCCGTTCTGCCGCCCGGAAGTCCCGGCATGCGGACCGGATATCATTCAGGGCAGAACGCAGATCGGCCAATGCAAGTGACTGTTCCAGCTCTCCGGATGCGACAAGCCCACCGATCGAATAGGCAGCCTTGTTGAGTGTGGCATGCTTTGAACCATCGCCTGCGAACCGGATCGCATCGCACTCACGGGCAAGCGCCTCCAGTCCGTATGCTGTGCCGCCCTCATCATGACGCATGGATGGCGCTGACACGGCAGGCGCACTGACGGGTTCAGGCTTGCGCTGCAGTTCTTCCAGGAGCCATTCCGGCAGGGCAGAGACCGGGTCGTCATTGAACTCGTAATAGCCATCTGATGGCGGGATCAGGACATACCCGCCTTCACCGCGCGTATCGACGCCGCGTACCAGCCGGCTTGCGGTATTGCGAAGTTCGATGGATGGCATGTGATACCACAGATGATATCCCCCCGACTGGGTCCGGACGCATTTCGTCTGGTTCTGCAGGTCATTCGCCATCATCCATTCGACAGCTTCCGGGCCGTTCTTCGTGTCGATATCAACCACGAAAATACCCGATGCTTTGCCGGTTGGCATGCCGATGCGCGCACCCGGGAAGGGCTTGAACATGGTTGCAACCTGCTCAGGATCAGCAGACGCATCCTTGAACCCATGGCGCGTTAACGGTTGCTTGTTCACGCCACACGGGAATATGGGGTAGGGCACACCCAGTTCCCCGATCAGATCCTGGTAGGGTTCACGGCGCTGGACGCTGTCCCAGTCAAAGATGCCTTCGAGATTACCCTTGGTCATTGCGAGGCACTCCGATTGTTCTGATCAGCTTCGGATCCCAGGTGGCCATGATCTCGAGGCAATATTTATCAAGAAAAGAGGCGAAAAAGCTTTCAGCCTGTGCCTCTGAAAAATTGGCAAAAGCGGCCGTCAGGCCATTGGCTTCCAGCCAGTCGAGCGCGCTGTCCATGGCGCTCAGAAAAGCCTTTCGGCTGGCGTCACTCATAATGAATCCCAACGATTTCCGGATACTTCCCGGCCAGCTTTACCGTGAGCTCTTTGGGGACGCGGAGTTCAGCCTTCCGCATCATGGCTTCATCTATGCTTTCCGGCGCCTTCTGATGCACGGGCAGGAACGCCATCTGGGCCCATGCTTCAGCTGACTTTTTGCGCGCCCAGAGATTGGCCTGCGGTTCAAACGTCAGGAATTTGCTGAAATCCTGCATCATGGAACTGAACATCACGCGCAATGTGTCCGGCTTTCCATCACGGCCCGGATTGCGGCGAAATTTCATGTCGATAACAGGGACGCGGACCGGCTTCACGTCTGTCGAGAGTGCCGCAAGATTTGAAGCCCGGACTGGTTCGTCCTCCTTTTCCTTGGCCGGGAATAGGAACCCACAAGTTGGACATTCCATGATATGAATAGGAACCTTGGTGTCGCAGACCTCGCACTGCTTTGTCGGGGCCTCTCCACCTTTCCCGCGCGCCCGGGGCGGTTCGATCAGATCAACAGGCCCATGCTGCGCCAGCCAGCCCGCATAATCGCAAAGCAGGGCATTCGTTTTCCCGGTCTCTGGTGAGAGGCGCAGAACCCGGCCGATCATCTGGATCAAAAGAGCGCTGGATGTTGTCGGCCGCAGGCCAACAATCATGTCAGCCTGCGGTACGTCCACGCCGGTTGTGAGTGTGCCGACACTGACGGCGCTGCGAATGGTTCCGGCGCGCATACCATCCAGAATACGACTGCGCTCAGCTTCCGGCGTGTCGGCCGTTACGATTTCGCATGTGATGCCATGGCGATGCACAGCTTCCGCAACATGTCGGGCATTTTCCACGGACGGCACAAAGATGAACCATGTCCGCCGATCCTGGCCACGCTCGATAAAGTCCGTGACGGCAGTTTCAATCTGTTCGTCAACGGCCGTTGTGAGTTGGCCGATATTGTAATCACCACCAGTCTTTTTCAGGCCGGCCGTTTCCACGCGGATGCCAGTTGACTGGGTGGTGACAGGCACCAGAAATCCGCGCTTGATCAGATCCATGATGCTGATCCGGTAGCTGATGCCATGAAAAATGGCGTCATCACCTTCAATCAGCGGGCCTTCTCCAAGCCGCCAGGGCGTGCCGGAAAATCCAATCATGCGGACACCTTTATTGACACGCGCCACGTCCGTCAGGAACCGGTGCCACATGGTCTTTTCCTTGCGGCTGATCGTGTGGCACTCGTCCACCAGGATCAGATCCACACGCCCGATATCGTATCCTTTTTTGTAGATGGACTGGATCGTGGCAAACAGGATCTGCGCATACAGATCCTTCTGTTTCAGCGCCGCGGAATAGATCCCAGCTGGGGCCATGGGCCAGAGATTGACCAGCTTGGCATAGTTCTGCTGCACCAGCTGGGAGGAATGCGTGATCATCAGGATCCGCGCGGCGGCATCCCATTCACATGCCTGGGTCATCATTGCCGCCATAATGACGGATTTCCCGGCACCAACCGCGGCATCGATGATGGGGCAGCCATCATTGTTCTGAAGCCACTCCCAAGTCTTATCGATGGCTTCCTGCTGGTAGTCGCGCAGACGCAGCTTTCCTGTCGTGTCGTGAGCGGACACGGTGGCCTCCTGTACTTATTCACCTGAAAGGAAAGCCGGGGCGCTCAGGCCCCGGGAACTAGATCAATATGGGATTTCATCCCCACCCAGATCCGCATTCGGTCCTTCGGGTTCTGGCTGACGGTTGCGCACCCATGGCTTGCTTCCAGATGATGCAGCCGCAGGCGGTGCAGATCGCGTGGCAGGGGCCGGACGTCGAGCAGCAGGAGCGGCAGACCGTGCCGCGGGAGTAGGACGCGACGCCGCGGATGTCTTGTTCGGGTCCTGGTAGTATTTGACGACATTGCGCTCATCATAGCCGTCGCGGGCTGGCTGGATCCCGATACGAACACGCACCTTGCACAGCTCGAGATCAGCCGTGTCACGGATGATGGTATTATTCGTCTGGCCGATCTTCTTGATGTTGGCCTTGGCAATGTCTTCAGCCTGTTGGCTTGTCGCGCACTGAATGGCGAGATTGTCGAAGACCATCCGCCCGCTCTCCAGTTTGATCTGAAGCGAGATCATCTGACCGGATCGGGTCGGTTTCAGCTCTGCCTTGACGATATCGCCATTGTAATCACCCACCGGCAGCAGTTCGAATTCCGGGGCATCCGGAGCGCTGTCCTGATCGTAAAGTCCTGCGAGATTACCTGACATGGTTCTGTTCCTCAGTTCGCGAAGTAGGGGATGTTGGCGGCAAGTGCATTCCAGCTCTCAGCCGGATTGCTTGGAATTTCGATCTTGTCAGGCATTCCGAACCGGTTCTTTGCCAGCGCAAAGGGGCGTTCTTCCGTAAAAATAAGGCGCTGTCCGTTCCCTTTGGCCTTGTTGACCTTGGCAAAACCGGCCTTCTCTTCGGTGACGATGGTCTTCCAGTTCATGAAGAACACGCCGTCCATCATTTCCTGCAGCATGGATGATGCACCCTTCTGAAGGTCCAGAAGGTAGCGGTCATATCCTCCCGTGGTCGGGTCTTCGAACCGCTTGATCTGATTATGGGCCAGCAACACGATGGCCATGCCGCGCTCGTCACGCAGACGCTGCAGAAGGCCTGCGAGCCAGGACCAGTTTTCAGTTGCGCGGGCATAGCCGCGCCCAAAATCTGGCTCTCCGATGGAGTCCCATCCGTTCTGACGGCAGGTGTAGTCCCAGACCAGTTTTTCGGCCCAGTCCAGGCTGTCCAGAATGAGCGTCTGGAAAGAGTGTTCTTCCTCAAGAAGGCCGGTGAGCTGGTCCATGATGTCTTCGTAGGACATGCACTGAGGGAACCGGTCCACGCCGATGCTTTCCGCGCCATCCTCGGTCTGCACCAGGATGGGAGCGGGGGCTCCGCAGGCCAGCGTGGTTTTCCCGATGCCAGCGGTTCCGTAAATGATAAGGCGCGGCGGTTTGTGAACCACGCCATGCTGGACTTGAGCCATCATGCTCATGTAGTGTCTCCTTCAAGACGAGGGCGGCTACCCTCGCTTTGTTACTGATGCTCGTCGCATCATCCCGCCCGGTGATTTCGATCACCGGGCAACACGATCCGACGTTAAAGTGGCGTCACCACCATCGTGGTCTGAGAAATCAGCGCATACCGGCGGCGCACATGCAGGTCGCAAACCTGCGCATCATCCCGCCAGACAATGCCGTTCAGCGCGTCCAGAACCGTTTTGGACACATTGTCCACGTCTGGCTTTCCTGTTGCTTTCAGATCGCCTGCCAAAGCAGCTTCGCGCTTCTTCTTTGACCAGGACGCGGCCGGCATGATGTCGATGGTGATAGACACCTGAACCGGGCAATCCAGATTGAGATGTCCGACATCCCTGATGGCACAGTGCTTGATCCAGGCTTCCGCAATCTGGGTGGACTTGTCCGTAAAGACTTTCCCACCCCCGAAGCGTGGGCGGCCTTTTCCTTTCGGAGGGCCCGGGATCACAATGGTAAACGTTTTCGTCTCCGGATGACGTACAGCCTGATCCGGCCCATGCGCACAATCCTGAACGATAGGCCGTTCACCCATATCCAGAATGTTATCCAGACGATCAGACATTCTTCCATGCTTCCATTTTGCCTTTTCGGGCCTTCATGAGTGAAATTTCGTGGTCCATTCGCTGGATCCGGATGTCCTGCCAGTTCGCGTACCAGGCACGCAGCCTATCCGCTTCGATAGCGAGAATGGCTTTGTGCTCCCGGTACCAGAACCGTTTGCATTGTCCTGCCGTGATGCCGAGGGCGCGCGCTGCGCGGTCGATCTGGCGCCCTATGGTGTCACCTGCCTGAAATGGCGTGGCAGCAGCCTGGACGATCATTTGCATCTCGGCAGATATGGTTTCTGCGTTAGGCATCGATTTTTCCGCCAACACGGAAAGTCTCCCTGTCATTGTGAACGACAGGGAGGAAAGAGACCTTGGACTTGGAATTCGCAGAAACACTGGAAAAGATGATCGTGTTGTGTGCTGTCATGCGGTCACGGGTTGCACCCCGTGTTCCGTATGTTTCAGCCGAAGTCATCGCTTCGCAGGTACGAACGGCACTGGTAATGCCGACATTCGAAAGCGTTGAACCCGCCATGCCAACAGCGACGCTCATAGAAAGCTGCTGGATTGCGGAATGTGAGCTGGAAAGCATCATGAGGCCGGTCATTGCGTGACGGCTTCCATTTCGATTTTCAGATACTTCTCAACCGCTTCGATAGATCTAAGGGTTGATACTCCCTTCTTGAAGCGGGAAAGAAATTTCGGGTTTCCTGCGGCAGCAATACTGAAAGCCCTTTCGGACATTCCACGATTGTTGCGGAACTCTTCAATTTGCTGGAGAAGGCGATCACGTTGGGTCATGGGACATTAATGTCCTATGCCCCTTCAGGATGCAAGGACATTTTTGTCCCGTGCTGCATTTTTTAGGATGGGACATAATGGACCCATGAAAAAACCCACCACGCAGATCGGAGCCCGTCTCCTGAAAATCCTCAATGAAAGAGGAATATCAATGCGTGCTGTTAGCTTGGGGGCAGGCCTGAGTGAATCTGCTGCCAAGCATGTGATCTATGGCTCCAGCCAAAGCCCCAGGCTAAAGACGATCAATCAGATCGCAGCATACTTGGATATCCCAACTTCAGAAATTACTGGGAAAGATCCTCAGCAGCGAGAAGCTGCTATTCCTGTCCACACCACGCAGATCGAAGTCCGAGGCGACGTACAGGCGGGCGTATGGCGTGAGGCTATCGAGTGGCCTGCTGTGGATTGGTACGCGATCACTGTGCCGATCGACGCGGCTTATCAGGGCTTCCACCGCTACGGCCTGAAGGTCTGCGGCCAGTCCATGAACAAGGTCTTCCCGGAGGGCTCCGTGGTCGTGGTCATCAATTTCGGTGATCTGGGCCGCTTGCCTAAGACAGGTGACTTCGTGGTTGCCGTTCAGCGGTGCAGCAAGACGGATCAGTACGAAGCAACGGTGAAGGCCGTCCAGATCCGGGATGACGGAACGGTGATCCTATGGCCACAGAGTTGGGACCCGGCATTTCAAACGCCTGTGATCCTGCCGCCGCATGATGGTCAGGACAGCGCAGGGGTACCAGACGTGGCGATCCAGGCGCTTGTGGTTGGTAGCTATCAACCAAACCCGAAGGCTTCGTTCTCGTGAACTGCGTCGTTGGGAAGTGGACTTGGAAGTGAGAGATTTATATGCAGCGCGTTGGCTGGAATGCTAAATGACTGACATGAGCAAGGCATCTTTCACAGTGGCCTACGATGGGCCTGCGTTGCGCGACCATTCAATGGACGTGCGAGCCCTTGCGCCTGCATTGATGGGGTTCGGTCAGTTAATTGATGCCGCCAATTCGGTAATCAACAAAGATGCGGCCCAAACTAAGATCCACGTCAAGGCACTAGAAGCCGGAAGCTTCCAAATATCTTTTGAGGTCGTACAGAGTTTTTACGAGCAGGTCGTAAATCTATTTTCAGGGCCGCAGGCTAGCGCTGCCTCGAATCTTTTGGGAATTCTTGGCTTCAGTGTGAAGGATGGCATCGTTGCTGGGGCAGGGATAATCTATCTCATCAAACGACTGCGCGGCCGAAATCCTGATAATGTTCAGGATCTTGGCAATGACATGGTGCGCATTCAGATTGGGGATGAGATGTACGATATTCCCCTCAACACACTTCGAGTTCTACAAAGTGTTCCTGTAAGAGATGCCTTGCAGAAGGTGATTGAAGATCCATTAAAGCAGGATGGAATAGACACCTTCGAGGTCCGTGAGCAGGGCAGAACTGTACTTTCTATTGATCGCCAAGAGGCCGCATGGTTTTCGAAACCTTCTTTACCCGAGCAAATTTTAGTTGACGATCATCGGCGTGGTGCCTTCTCCATCCTTTCTCTTGCTTTCAAGGAAGACAATAAGTGGCGGCTTCATGATGGGGCCAATACCATCAGTGCTACGATTGCAGACGAAGATTTTATACGTCGCGTGGACTCCAATGAGATCTCCTTTTCTAAGGGAGATGTGCTCATTTGCGATGTTCACCTTATCCAGAAGCGTACTGAGACAGGATTGAAAACGGAATACACTGTCGAAAAGGTTCTCGACCATATTCCGGGCACCCAACAGATCCCGTTAAATTTTTCAGACTAACCCCACCCGGCTCCGGCCGGGTTTCTTTTTGCCCAAACCAAACCCCCGCGCCGGACAGGCTTTGAATAATCGTCACCCGCCAATGGAGACGACCATGCCCTACGCTCGAACAGCCTGCGGCCAGCCACCCGCACCGCCGCCACACCCTCCAGGACCACCGCATCCCAATCCATACCCGCCACCGGGTGAGGGGCCTCCACCCATGCAAGAACTACCCCAGCCAGTGAGCTGACAGAGACCCGGTGAGAGCCGGGTTTCTTTTTTTCTGCCGTAGGACAAAAATGTCCTTGACGCAGAATCGAATTATAGGACATTAATGTCCCACACCCACCGAGGGTGATGGGAGAAACACAATGCCCCAAGGGAATTTGGCAGAACTGATGAGGCCGCAGATTGCTGGCCCGGTTCTGAACGACTTCGGATGGCCGATTGTGCGGACAATCGACGTCAAGAAATGGAAAGCTCTGTATCCCGGCCCATTCGGCACGGTCCGCAAGCTCTACGAGACACTCAACTTTGCAATCTTCGAAGAGCAGACTGGCCTTGGCATCTATAACAAGATGGCAGATGGCCATCTCCGCGCCGGACAGATAGCCCGTCATAGCGAAAGCGATGATCGTGCGCTGGAATGGTGCAAGCGTTGGGTCGCTCAATTCGAGGCGGTGGCGTGATGCCCGGCATCAGCGCTCACGATCTGGTCTCTGCTGCTGAACTACTGCTGCAGGTCCAGGAAATTTCCTACCGGATTGAGCGTGATCCGAGTGCAATCCAAGACCTGAGACGCCTTTCATTTCGATGCGGGGAGGCGGCCCTAAGTCTAAAGAGCCCGACCTACACCGTACAGATCCCCATCGCCGCCTGACCGGCAAGTAAACCACAGGAATTTTCGAAATGCGTGAAACAGCAAACGCCCGAAGTGTGTCTGGTGAACTGGAGTTCTTTCCGCCTGCGGTCCGGCAGGAGATCCTGAACCTCGAGAGCATCATCACCTATCACAGCAATCAGGCCATCATCGCGCCGCTGGAGAATGACCGGCGCGTGGCGCGGGATGTGGTGATGTCCGCCAAGGTTCGCCTGAACACGATCTACGAACTGCCGAAGATCAAAGCCACGATGCGGACGATCGGATGTGTGGATGCGCGTCTGGCCTTCATCATGATGGAAACGCGGGGGGCGGCATAATGGGGAAGTTCCTTCACGACTGGCCCGCGCTCCTTCCGCGCATCAATAAATTGCGCAGCAAAGGCCTCAATAAACATGACATAGCGCAGGACTTGGGCATTTCAGTCAGTACTTACGATACTACGCTTCGCCGTATGCGTAATGAAGGCCTGATGATCGTTGCTGTTTTGCAGCATGGTCGCTCTGGGACGTACCAAAAGAGTGCCCTTACGCTGGAAAAAATTATTCCGCTTATTCCTCAGGGCCTGTCTTATTCTGAAATGGCGGAACTAATCGGGTCCACAAAATCGGCGGTCTGTTACACGGCGAGAAAACGATTTAGCCCTGAACAGCGCGCCGCTTGGGAGAGTGCCTGTTACGCAAGGCGTCGTGGTTCCTTTGCCTCTTCTCGCCCACAGGAGCCCAAGAGCCCCTACAAGAGAAAACAGACCTGTATTGAAACAGCGCAGGCTGTATCCGAACAGTTTGAACCTGCGCGCTGCAATTTTGGCGCGTGCAGTCATCCGGCAATGCCGGTCGGCGGTATTGCGTGGGCTGCAATCTGGGGCGGCAACCCTCCGCCTTATCCACATGACATGATGAGGGGAGGGCTCTGCTGATGACCCACCCCCGCGAGATCAACGAGGACCTGAGCGACGTGATTGCGCGGTCCTTCCTCATGGAGCGGATCGAGCGTGCAGCGGCCCTGCCGTGCCTCTCCGACCTCCGCCACGACGACAACGAAATCCGCCGCGAGTGCGGCCTGCTGAGTTCTGAGAAGTGGAGCGCGTGATGGCTGATTTTCTTCTGATTTACCCTGCCAATAATCGCGGAGAAGACTCGATTATGATCCATGTGGACGATATCATCTCTGCCCTTCCTGTGCGGCGTGAGGGAGCATTGAAAGGGCGAGGCTCGTGGCTGGAGATCGATAGCGAGGCCTTCAAAAGCGGCCCCATTCTCGTGCACGGAACGCCAGAACGAATTGCGGGCGCAATGGTCGCGAAGGGGCGTGTTGTGACGATCGCGCCGTACTCGCCGGATATGACGAATGGGGCCGCAGCATGACCTGGACACTTGATGCGGAAATCACCGTTGTTTTGTTTGCTGGCCTAGGAGGGGCATGTGAAGGCCTTGAAGATGCCGGCTGCCCCGTTCAGGTCGCGTGCAACCATGATGCGGTAGCGATTGCAGCCCATGCCGCAAACCATCCACATACCCGCCATATCAAAGGCGACATCTTCGACGTTGACCCTATCGCGGCCACCGGAGGACGGCCCGTAAAAGTCCTATGGGCAAGCCCTGATTGCCGGGATCACTCAGTCGCAAAGGGCGGCGCACCACGTTCCGCCCGCGTGAGGTCTCTGCCCTGGCAGGTCTGCCGGTGGGTTGGCAAGACGCGGCCCCGCATCGTCATGCTGGAGAACGTGCGGGAGATACGCGGATGGGGGCCACTGATAGCCCGGCGAGATAAGGCGACTGGCCGCGTTCTGAAGCAGAATGGGACGGTAGCAGCCAAAGGCGAGCGCGTGCCCGTGCGGGAACAGGTGCTTGTCAGAGACAAACGATATGCGGGCCGGTCCTTCAA